GATTGTGCCGTTGCTGAGGTCGTATCGGCTCTGTGTCCCAAACAGAGATAGCGTCCCCGTACCGGTCCTGTCGTTGCGGCATTCGCCCATGTCTATAACGTCACGCACGAGCCTCAGGTATTCACTCTCTGGATGATCACTATGGTTATGAGTCATTTTGATTAGGTAGTCGTATCCATAGGTACATAAAAGCTTTCCTGGGTGAGTAAAATATGCAGATAAATGGTAAGAACTTCAAAGTATACCTATCTGATACTGTGGATACTATCAAGGCCAGAATTGCCGTAGCCATGAATACACTACCTCAATACCTCGTGTTCGCACCAGAGCTCGAGAGTACGTCCCAGACAGGCGACCTGGTAGTAGTGAATGCGCTAGATCCTGTCCTAAACTCAAAGGAGTATAAGTTTCCTGAGGATAAACTAGACTTCAACAAAGTTGGTAGGGAGGACGCTGAGCGGTTCTTTATTGCAACGCACGACATCACCAACGCAAAGATGAACGAAAGCGAGATGATACTCTTTCTCACGTACAACATCTCAGGCCTAGCGGCGCTGAATCTGAGGGAGATCTGGAACAACAGAACGGATATCAGGAAAAAGATGAGGGACAAGATAACCAAACTACGTCAGGAGGTAGAGGAGACTACCGCGTCCTTCGAAGCGTTTGAGAACATACCTTCCATCAAGACGGTGGAGTATGAGGTATCGATGATCCAGTTCAACATCCGTTTCGGTAAACAAACTACAGACCTCACCGTGGCAGAGCTCTTCAACTCACTCGTCGTCACCAAGATGGCTCCGTATGGGGCAACAGGCAGTTCTACATCAGGAGACGGTCCCTTCTACAAGATATTCCACGACTTTGCCCCCAACCCCGACTGGCTCGAACTGGAAACACCTAACGTGGTCTTGGTTAAGGTGAATGGAGAGGTCACAACCGACCTGAGGCAGCTCAAGAATCAATACAAGAAGTACACCGACGCGGCCTTCACTATCATCGAAAATGAGATCGTAGCTACACTCAGTATGAACGTGGGCCACCGCAACGTCTCACGAGATGTCTTTATTGACAGGGCACTGGCCGTCTTCCCAAACCTTGACAGAAGCATGATTACGCGCATAGACGAGCTCGCCACAGGAGGCTTCATCACATACCCTAATCAGACCATTCTCATACCGGTGTGGGCCGAGCTCTGCATGAACGATCCCTTCTTTAATAAAATTGTTGCCCTGAACGAGTCCATCAGGGCGTCTAAAATAAAACTGAACGCGTACACGTATGTTCTCAACACCAACGATATTTTGAGCATCACAATGAAAGAGACAGACAAGGCCAATATGTACGGTATGGAGGACGAGGGTAGCAACTACATACGTGTGAGGGTCAAAGCCACGACAATTGCGGACTCACTGAAGTATCAGAAGATCTTAGGCCGTCTTTTCACCCTCTACAACAACCAGAAGGATCTCATCCTGACCGAGTACAGGAAATATCTGGGACCCAAGTTCCTTAAGAATGAAGAGACTAAGCTGATCGTGAGGCCCAGGAAACTGGAGAAGCTCGAATTGAGGGCCATCGCACCGGAGATATTTCTTCCCACATACTCGAGGAAATGTCTCAAGAGACCTACCATCATCACCAAAGAGCAGGCAAATGTATATAGACAGAACAGAGAGAAGCAGGTCATGGAGTTTCCCGCTCATGGGGAAAGCACCAAACGCTACTACGTCTGCGACCACACCACCCACCCCTACCCTGGTCTGAGGGACAACACGCTTGAGAACAAAAAGAAGTTTCCGTACATACCATGTTGCTACACAAAGAACCAGAATAGGGAAGGGACTAAATTCAAGTACTACTACGCACAGACGCAAATGAAAGACAAGAACAACGCAGTGCAGGATATCTTCATTTCGGGTAAGACGATGGCCCCAGGTATCCCAGGAACACTCCCACCCAACATCAAAGAGTTGTTCTCCCTCATTGAACCTAACCCCGAGTACCAGTTCGTCAGGGTTGGATCCAACATCACCAAGAGCTCGTTCCTCGAGTGTGTCATGCTGGCTGTGAACGACAAGGATCTCCAATACCTCAATGTGGAGGACCGCATACCGATCGTGGAGCGCAGGCGTCGTGAGATAGTGACGGAGACGAATGCGATGGCGGCCATGCAGGAGTTCTATGACGAACCCATGGATAACATTATGGACAAGTTCGCTAATTCAAGCCTCAACGCCCTCGAGTTCGGGCACGTCCTCGAGCTGGTCTTCAATTGCGACATCTTCGTGATGTCGGCCAGCGACAAGGATCCCAGCGGCACCATGCACATACCTCGACACTCTCAGGCCTACTACAAGATGAAACCTACACGAGCAACCATCTTCATCTACCAGCATGACATCAATACCAACGATTCTGACGTGACCGAGATCCAGTGCGAGCTCATCGCCAGGACCAAGACCCCAGACACGAAGGTGTTGAATAACATGACTATCGCCTTTTCATATCACGACCACGTGGTAGAAAAGATGTGGCAGGTCTTCAGGAATCTCAACAGGTCATTCAGCCACAACATGATGCTCCCGTCCATCGCCATACCGAGGATGCTTGCCAGGGGACAAGACCAAATAATCAGGTCTCAGGTCATTGACATCTACGGCAAGTGTAGAGTGCTCAACATTGACTACAAAGGAACCATGATTACGATGGTGTCAGAGCCGCTACCCCCTTACAACGTCCCCAAGGCATCGCAGGTCTTCAGGACGTCGCTCGCTGCCCTGAGTGGGTTTGGGAAGGCTAATAAAGTGACGTTTATGAAGCAGAGGGTGAAGGCTGGGCGCGTACGTGAAGTGCTGGCGACGATGAGTAAGGGGAACCTCAATGTCACATTTTTGTGCGATGACCCGAGTAGACTTGAGGGGGTGTTGACGATGGATGATCCCGAGGAGTACGATGATCTTTTGAAGCCAACAAAGACAATAGTCTCTCAGTTCAGCCACAATAAAAAGATAGGTAAGATCATCTACCAGTACGGCCTCTTCTTCATGTCGCGATTCATGCACGCGAAGGGGTACACAACAGAGCCACTGAATGAACGACAACTCGTACAGTTCATCAATGAACATACAGTCATCAAACCCGACCACGTATTCACGAGCAGGAATATCTCTTCCAAATACTCGCTTGATTCGCAGTTTGTGGACGGACGGAGTAAGGTAATCGCTACCTCCAGGGAGATGCTTGTGCGATTGATGTACATGCTCAGGTTGTACCAGAACACATACTTTGACGAACTTATTGTGTATAAGGACAAGGTGAAAATTGATGGGTTCTACGATGAGATATCCGACTTTGACGAGATACCGTCTCAATTCGTGCTTGACAGCCCTGAGGCTGTGAAGGGGTTGATAGAGAGTTACAAGACCAATAATACTGTGACCAAGAACGTGAGGGCGGATCATCCACAACCGTACTTCATGTATAACCCTATGATTAGGGATCAGATATACCTTGCTCAAAACGTGTTGCCCGTGTATGAAGAGCAGACGAGTGAAGATGAAGAACAGGAGAGGGTTGTGGTCAAGTCTGGTCTTGAGGTAGCTACGGAGTTGATCAAATTCTGGGATCAATATGGGTACAATGCGTACGTGGACGGGTCTTTGAATGATGTGGAGCTGGGTGATTTGAAGGTGGACGTGTATTCGTATGTGAACACTGAGGAAGTTGACAATCTAACTATGTATGAAAACGCTGTACCTGGGATGGTGTTGGGTTACCTGATCAACGGAGAGGCACTGTATACAGCATTGATGCCTTTGTGAATTGTAGACTCATAACCCCTAGGGGTTATGAATTGAACCTAATAACACCACCTATTTCAATCACTTGGTCAAAAACGGATCCATCTTAGCTCGCGTAGCCGCAAACAGAGCCGTCAACTCATCACGCTCAGCAGGCGTCAAGAGTGCTATATCGCACAGGACATCCTGACATCTTTTATGGTTCTGTTGTGAAACGGCTAGATTTTGCATCGCAGTTTCTAATTCTTGTTGATGTCTCAATTCTCTCTCCTTATATTCTTCTTCTCGTCTTTTGTAGTCGAGCTCTCGCTCTTGCCACTGAAACACCTGCTCACGCAAGCCTTCACATTCTCTATTCAGATCTTCTATTCTTTCGTCCTTTCCTTTCAGTATCTGCCTCATATATTCGGCATCTTTCTCCAACTCACTGTTCCTTCCCAATAATCGATCCACTTCTGAACTGAACCTCTTATACACTTCCTCATAGAAACGCCTAGCACCAGCTATCTGACTCTTGTCCAATATAACCAATTCCTTGTATTTGCCGAACTTTACGGCTCGCTCCTGAAAGTACGTCCTGATCTCAGCCTCAGCAGCTGCTTCGTATATGTTGTCGACAGGTGAAAAGTACTTCAATTGCAAGGTGCTCGATAACAGGTTACCATATTCATTTATATGCTCACTTGTCCTTCGTTTCAGGTCGTTGGTCCTACCCCATTTGAACAAAAATCCTTTTCTGTATTGTTTCAGTTCGTCGTAGTGTTTCCTGAGCTCGGTGACCTTACCCACGTTGAAGAGGTATACACAGGGCATAGAGGTGATACATGTGGTAAGAACATCTTTGACCATCTGAGCGTTGATGCCTATGATATCGGCAGCTACATCGACCCTCTGTTCAGTGGTTCCTAGGTGGGCAGCGTAGATCATTTTGGATGCCCAACTACGAAATTTCTTAGCAACGCCTGAGTTAGAACGATATATAATTTTGAGAAGACCTTCATATGTTAAATATGTAGATGCTTTGTGAACAACCATATTCTGCTCTGACATACCCGCCAATTTGGCGGGTATGTCAGAGCAGAAGATTTCATACTCTGTCTGATCTAACATCCTTGCTATATGAGTGTCTAATGTCTCCATTTCAAATACATTGCATACATCTTGACATTTGAATCGTATGCCTGTTTCGGATTTAACACCCCTAACCTCTACTTCATATACGTTTCCTGCTTGATCTCTAAATTTTTCATGTTCCTCTAATTGGATAAGAGCTGGTAGGGGTTTGTACTTATAAGCAGTCTGATCACCTGTAATTTTGGGAAGGTTGTTGTTGACCCAATCCTCAGATATGAGGACCTTGGCTTTACAGTTTTCGGGAATTGCTGGAGACCAAACTCCTGTTTGTTTGCTATATGTAGCGAACCAGTATTGGTCATCGGGGATGTTTTTCTTTTGAATTACACTTCTTTGATGTTTGATGCATCCAACAAAGAACGCTCTGTCAAATGTGATCAGATCGCTAAGGTTGTATACGTTTACGCCCTGAAACAGGATTGTCTCAGGTAGCGTATCGGGTTGTCCTTCATGTAAACCGGCCATTTTACTTTTGAAGATGTAAATTTCGGGTTAAATTCAAATAATAGTTTCTGTTACCCCTCGGGGTAACAGATGAACTCAGCTGTACCGGATCGTGAGGCGAAAATGATCTTGAGAAGACCGTTGTATGTCAGATATGTGGAAGCTTGGTATACTCCCATATTCTGTTCGGGCGGTCATCCGTTTAACGGATGACCGCCCGAACAGAATA